TTACCTATATGTTTGAGGCTCAAGTTCAAAAGTATTATTTTGATGTTAATGGGGTTGAGATCAAATACATAGGTACTAAACACGAAAATAATGAGTTTCGGTTCTCTAATGAACACTGTATCCCTGAATATGTAACAACACTGATTGATAGAGTTCATATTTTGGACGATCCGAATCTCAATGAAATAGGAGATTCCCGATACAGTCTTTCTTCTTCCTGGTTTGAACGTGCAATGAAAAAGCGAGGAAAGCCACAAATTGAACAGTTAAAGAAAAATATTTACAACGCTTTTAGAAATAAGTTCAACTCAGAATCTGGGCGAATTATTTGGACAGTGTATAAGAACTATAAGGATGTTGTAAAAGGAAAAGGATATACAAACGGTTTTCTTTCTTGTAATGTAAGAGCTACAAATGCTTATCGAAACCGAGATTGTTTGGCCTATTGTGTTAATATTTTTTATAACCCATTGATGAAGAGCTATTTTGCGGATCAGGGAATTGAAGTTAGGGAAGATAAGTATGCGCTGAGTGAGATGATTCAGTGGATTTGGAGATCAGCAATCCGGGATGGGAAAGAAATCTGGATCTATGTGCCGAGTAAAAGAATGAGGGAACTGCTTGAAGGATGGCTGAAGGAGCTGTCGGAGTGCAAAGCAGAGCATTAAATTGGAGGTATGATGATATGGATGATATAAAAGAGACAGCATGGGATCATCTTTCAGGAGAAAAGACAGCAACTCTATCTACATCAGAAAAGAAGTGGATTCGGATGATCGAGTCGCTGAAAGAAAAATATCCAGACCAGGTAGATATACGTTGCCGTAATGCAGATGGAAGTATTGTTGTACGTTTGCCAGTAGAATGGATGAAAATTAGACCGAAGAAAAAGAGCAATTTGACACAGGAACAAATTGAAGCATCAAAGGCGAGGCTTGAATTAGCGAGGAGTAAGCGTATGGATAGTTTGAGACAGACTGGCGATGCGGTGGGAATCAAGGAGGGAAAGAGCTGATGGACACCGCAGATAATAAATGTATTTGGGCAGATCAATGTGGGGAAGAGTGTGAGGGTCGTTGTCCAGATTATTCACCGATAGATGAGTCCGAGGAAGCGAAAAAGTATTATGAAAAGATTTTGCGTGAAAACGCAGAAGAATATCAACAAATGATTCAAGACTATTCGGATGAGGGTTGAGAAAATGAATAGAGAACAAAGAAGGGCTTTGAAGAAGAAGGGAATCTCCCAAAGAGACTATGCGGTTGCTCGATTGAATGCAGCGGGAGCTTTTGATGAAAGTAAGTGGATCAAGGATGGGGAACAGGTTAAACTCAATGTTGATCAAATTATGGAAAGACCAGGTTACTCAGGCTTGCAAGATGACTACAAGGCATTTGTTGAGGCAAGCCGGGAGATGGTATTTACGGCCCGACTGTATCGAAAGAGAGAAGATGGCTTCTCGGCCGCTGTTGAGTTGGTTGAGGTTCCAAAGTGGTTGTTCTGGTATGGGGATTTAATTCACGTTAAGGATGGTGGGTAAGCCTTGGGGAGCGCAGTTTATATCGTATCCGCTGATGCGAAAGATCTGTTTCTGACTAACTATTCAAACGAGAGGTGCGGCGGATATAGTATTCGGTATCACGGTGGGGAGAGCAAGGGCGAATATAACCTCAAAAGATTTGTAAATACCTTGGATTACAGTCTGGATCTAATCAAGCTGAGAGAAGTCTATGAGAAGGTTTATCGCCGGCTGGACTTTACTTTTGATAAGCGTGGTAAAGAATATTGCCGGCGTGTTATCAACGTGACATTTAAGTATAGTGTGAAGGAATACAATCGGTTCTTTGATAAAACATTTATCAAGTATGGGTACTTACCAGAAGATATTGAATTGGAAGATAACGTGTGTATCAAAGACGGTGAACTGATTGCTATTCGGATTGACAGTCCGGTAGAGAATCCAGTGAGTGACAATGTTCTTGGGGACTACTTCGTGTTTGAGAACGGAGTGTACCGCCAGGGGAAAACGAACAAGGTTATTTTCAGTGTTGCTCAACTCCGAGAAAGGCTATACCAGGATGGCTTTGATTGTGATGGCATTCATTTCTGTCGTTTCAAGAGGTCGAGCGGGAGCAGTCGTGTCGGGAAGTGTTTGTTTATAGATGAGAAGTTGTATCCCAGAATACACCGGTGGGAGATGTGCGGGTTAAAGGTGAAGGAGGGGCAGAAGATTGATCTTGCTGCCCTTGAAGCCTATATCGCTCTATCTTTGAGCAGTATCATAGGAATTATTAACCTGCGGCCTGAAAATTTCCTCGTCATTGACGATTACAAGAGTGTTTTCAAGGATAAGGTCATTGCAACGAGGGTGGGCAAAGATGGTTGGCTTCAATCGTTGCCGGAAGAGGTTGAGGTTGAAAATAGTGTCTGGGATGGACAATCACTGATTGATAAAAGCGTGATGGGGGAGTTTTCTTCCTATGGCATGATCCTTCTACGTAACCGATTTTTTAAGTCGGCGTGTTTTAATACCAATATCCAGAAGTTTTTTGCGGAGCATGATATTCATGACGTGTCTCAGCTTAACGGGTTTACTTTGGCAAAGACGGTTGATGAAATTAAGATTATTACAACACCCAGCAGTATCAAATATCTGAAATTCGGAGAGCTGGAGCGGTGGCTGGGGTTCCTGGAGGAAGACGGTTTATTTGGAGTGGTCAAGCATGAGAAGCCCACGCATTTTTTTGATGGGCGTATGGTGCAGATCCATTACCAGTTATTGAATACACTTCAAATGTCACAGGCCGAGGTAGATTTGCTGGTAAAACCCTCTCTGGATTATCTGCGGCTGATTCAGACTGATCCCGCTGTGTTGCGTTATCATATCCGTTATGCTGGCGAGGATGATCCGATAGGGGCGGCTTCCACAACAAACGATGTCATGTATCAAATGCTGGGTGTCTGTGAACGCTTTGCACAAACGAAGCTGTATTATGATTTCAAGCGGGATATTATTGAAGCGTTCAAAAAAGGTCTTCGGCGGGGACACATTCTTGTTGAGGGGAACTACTCTACTTTGCTGGGAAACCCAATTGAAATGTTGCTGGCTTCAATCAATCAATTTGACGGTACAAGTCAAATTGGCATATGCTGGATTGGATACGGTATATCGTGGAGGGTGGAGAAAGACCACATTATAAATTTATATAGAGAAGGTGATTCAAATGAACGAAGCAGTAATATGGAGATTCTTTAAGTCAAAGGGATTTTCCGATTGTGGAATTGCCGGATTGATGGGGAACCTATTCGCTGAATCTGGTTTGAATCCAATCAATCTACAAAACAGTTTTGAGAAGACTCTGAAAATGGACGATACTACTTATACATTAGCAGTAGATAGTGGAGCCTACACCAATTTTGTTAAGGATGGAGCGGGGTATGGTCTTGCCCAATGGACATATTGGAGCAGAAAGCAAAACCTTCTGAATTTTGCGAGAGCAAGAGGAACATCCATTGGGGATCTCTCTATGCAGTTAGACTTTCTGTATCAAGAGTTTCAAGGATATAAAGGACTAAACGAAGCGTTGAGAATGGCAAATTCAGTACAAGAAGCATCTAATCTCATTCTATTTCAGTACGAGAGGCCGGCGGATCAGGGAGCAAAAGTTCAGGCAAAAAGGACTGAGTACGGAATGGTGTATTATAAGCAATTCGCAAATGTAATGGCAGATCATGAAGGGGATGATGTATTGAATGCAGTGGAAAGATTGATTGCCACCGCAAGGGCTGAGGTGGGTTATTTGGAAAAAGCTACGAACAGCCAGCTTGATGATAAAACAGCAAACCCAGGTAAGAACAACTGGACAAAGTATGCTCGGGATCTGGATAAGAGTGGGTGTTATAACGGGCCAAAGAATGGATATGCTTGGTGCGATATGTTTGTGGACTGGTGTTTTAGACAAACCTTTGGTGAAGAGTTGATGCACAAAATGACTTTCCAGCCCCACGGTGGGTATGGTGCTGGATGTACCAGTTCTGCTGGGTATTATAAACAAGCTGGACGCTTCTTCAAGAGCGGGCCAAAACCAGGAGATCAGATTTTCTTCACCAATGATGGTGGAAAGAGTTCATCACATACGGGAATTGTGGTTGCTGTTGATGGGAGCAAAGTATATACCATTGAAGGTAATACTTCCAGTGTAGCAGGAGTTGTTGCAAATGGTGGGTGTGTGAGAGAAAAATCCTACAGTTTGTCCTATGATCGTATTTATGGATATGGCAGACCTGATTGGTCGATAGTTCCAGAAACGCCAATAGATAAGAAGGAGGATGAAGACGATATGGATGTTAAACGGTTTGGAGAACTCTTGAGTGAGTTCAGAAAGACACTTCAGGATAACGACAGTGGAGAATGGAGTAAACCTGCAAGAGAATGGGCAATTGCTCAGGGACTTGTTGCAGGCAACGGTACAAAAGTTGGTGGCAAGACAAACTACATGTGGGAGGATTTCCTTACCAGAGAGCAGTTGGTCACAGTGCTTTATCGGTTTGCTCAGGTTATGGGGATGGTAAAATGACAATCAAGGTTGAGCGCAAGAAAAAGAAAAGAAGTAAAAAGAAGATCGGCTTTACAAATTGTCTTGCAATTTATCTTCTGTTGTTTCTGACCGCCGGGTTAGTCGGCGGTTTTTTGCTGGCCGTTATGAGTATTCGCTACCAATATGTAGGTGCGTTGGCCTGTTGGACGGTGGTGTTTACACCTATTGGTACAGCGGTTGGCCTTGTTATTGGAAAGGTTGTAGATAAAAGCCGGGCTGAGAATGTGAGTGGAAATGGGGACGGAATTACATTTGCTGCAGCACAAGCAACTGGGTTTACACAGGAAGACAGCAATATGAGTCCTGCAATTTAATAATAGATAAGGAAGGTGTTTTGTATGGAATGGGTTAATTTGATTCTTTCTAATTTAACTGGAATCGCAGCGATTATTACTTTGGTAATTACTTTGGTAAAGTATGTGCAAAAAGCAGTTAAGGAGAAGAACTGGCCCCAGGTAGTCCAAATGGTATCAAACTATATGGAGCGGGCAGAGACTATGTTTGAGTCTGGAGCAGATCGAAAAGAGTGGGTGCTTGCGATGGTGAAGTCATCTGCTGATACAGTCAAGTATGAGATTGATATGGATGAGATTGGCAGGCTAATTGATAGTCTATGCACTATGAGTAAGGTCGTAAATGCTCCGGCTGAAGAGGAAAAGGTCGGGTGAGATCCGATGAGCATTCAAGATATTCAGCAAAATATTTTGGCAGGCGGAGGAACATTGTTTTTGTTGATGACTTTAGTTCAAATTTCACCAATCAAAATAAATCCTTGGTCTGCTATTGGACGTGTGATTAAAAAGTTCCTATCTGCTATTGGTGCAATTATAAATAGCGGATTGATCTCTAAGGTAGATGCTCTTGGAGAAAAGGTTGACTGTATTGAAAAGCAATTTGAGAAACATGAAGCATCTGCTGCTGAGAGTAAAGCTGATGAACGTAGGGCTGATATTTTACGTTTCAATAGAGAGGTTATACGAGGACTTCCACATACAATGGAAGATTTTATTGAAGTGCTTTTTTATATTGATTTCTATGAAAGCTATTGCAGAGATCATCCAGAGTATGAGAATAACCGAGCAGTAATGGCTATTCAGAATATTGAAGAGGCATACCAGGAGCATTTAAGGAAGAACGACTTTGTGTAATGGTGAGGTTGACATTGTGGATTGAGTGTTATATAATGACTTATCCCCAATGTTTGATTATTCATGTTATGCTTTATTATACGTGTGGGTTAGTACCCCTATTTTTACCCCTTTTCATGTGAACAAGACAAAACGTGATGAAACGTGATAAAATCATCAATTCAGTACTTTCAATAGATTCGAGGTATGATGAAACGTGACAAAACATGATAAAGTGGTATGCTTACTAATCCCGACGATGAAGCCTCTCTGATTTCAAAGCCTTGCAGCCCAGTGTTTTCAATGGTTTCAGGACTTGGAAAATGAGTTAGTACCCTTCTCGTACCCTTTTTGCCGAAAAGTGGGGTGAA